ACACTTGATTTCCTCAACGATACAGCGTCAGCGTCAGTTCTTCAGACACTTCAGGCTGCATGGGGAACTAACGTAACTCTCGTTCTTCTTCAGAACAAGGGAACAGCAGTATCAGCAACCAACCCTCTTTACACCATGACAGTTCTTGTCAATGGAACTACTGATATCAACGGCGCAACAGGCGACCTTTCAACTCAGTCAGTTACTTGGGACGTTTCAGGTACAATCGCTGTAGCAAACACAGGTTCATTCTAACGATTAAGTAAGGGGCTAAAATGGCAAAGCTAAGGGTTACAACGACAGACAACACGACGAGTGATTATGAAATCACACCGTTGCTTGAATATTCGTTTGAGCAATATGCCAAGATGGGCTTCCACAAAGCCCTATTGCAAGAACAGAAGCAGTCAGATATTTACTGGCTCTGCTGGGAAGCAATGCGCCGTTCAGGTGTAACGGTTAAACCTTTTGGGGAAGGATTCCTTGAAACCTTGAAGTCAGTAGAGGTTCTGGAATCTGACCCTTTAGAGTAGATCGGAACTCTGTCACCTATATCGCAGCTCGCTTGAGTTACGAATATGGAGTTCCGTTCGACTCCATCGTTGAACTATCTCCGATGGCGTTTCAATATCACGTCCAAGTTTTAAAGGACATAGCGAAGGCGAGGGAAGATGCCAGTAAAGCTTCAAGGCGCGGTCGCACTTAGAAAAGCCCTCGCTGTAGTTGAACCAACCCTTGCTAAAGAAACTAGCAAAGAAATTGCTTCTTTTCTCAAGCCAGTTGTAAAGCAGGCTCGAGGATACATTCCTAACAACGATGCCATTATTATCGGTTGGCTTGTAGCCAATGCTCGAGGCACTTGGGAACGTGTGGCGTATGACGCTTCCGTGGCTCGTAAAGGCATTACCTATAAATCAACGCCTAGCCGTGTCAATCGTCAAGGATTCTCAGCTTTAGCTTCTATTTTTAACAAATCTGCGGCTGGTGCTATCTACGAAACCGCTGGACGCAAATCAGGTTTGGTTGGCAACTTTTCTCCTCGCCTCGGTGGTGAAATTAAAGGCGATAAACAAAAGATGCAAGGACGCGCCATATTCAGAGCTTTTGAAGAAGATCGCGGTAAAGCCCAAGATGGCGTAGTTAAAGCAATCTTCAAGGCTAAAGATAAGTTCGACTCATTGAAGGATAAGGTCTGATGGCAGATTTAAGAATTGACTTAGCAGCCGAATTTAAAGGCAAAAAGGCATTCCAAGAAGCCGACAAATCTGTATCCACTTTAGATAAAACAGTTGGCAAATTAGGCAAGCAAATTGCTAGCGTTTTTGCAGTTCAAAAGATAGTTGCTTTTGGCAAAGCTTCTTTAAAGGCTTTTGCAGAAGACCAAGCTTCTGCTACTCGTCTTGCTAAAACTGTCGATAATTTAGGACTATCTTTTGCTAATCCAGCAATCGACCAATTTATCAAGAAACTTGAAACTCAATCTGGAATTGTCGATGAAACTTTACGTCCGGCATTTCAAGCATTACTTACCACTACTGGCGACGTCAGTAAGTCAATGTCTTTACTTACTAGCGCAATCGACATTTCTCGAGGTTCTGGTGTTGATCTAGCAACAGTTACCCAAGACCTTGCCAATGGTTACGTTGGAATTACTCGAGGACTAAAAAAGTACAATCTTGGCTTATCTCAGGCTCAGTTAAAATCTAAATCTTTTGAACAAATCATGGGCTTGCTCAACAAGCAATTCTCGGGTGCGTCAGCCGCATATCTTGATACTTATGCTGGCAAGATGGATATTCTTAATACCGCAGCTGATAATGCCAAAGAAACTATTGGCAAAGGGCTTGTAGATGCTTTAACAATAGCGGCAGGCAGTAACGTCGATGTGCAAACACTTGCTGGTTATATGCAAGATGTAGCCGATAATGCTGCTAATGCTGCGGTTGGTATTGGATATATCGTTTCAGGATTAAATAGCATTCCAAAAGATATTCCCGGACTTTCTACAATTCTAAGTCTTGGAGTTTTTGGCAAATATGGTCCATTCGGTTTGGCTGCCGATATTGGCAAAAAAATTAAAGCAAAAAGCACACCAGGTTACGGCGATTATTCTGGCAGTACAGTTGATTATCAACGCCAGCAAGATGAAAAGAAGGCCGCTAAAGCCAAAGCCGCTGCCGATGCAAAAGCTGCTGCATTAGCAAAATCTCAAGTAAAAGCACAAAAGCAATTAACTGCGGAGCAGAAGAAGCAAGCATCCATTAAGAAAGATTCTGGCATATTCGATATGCAGCAGATTGAACTTATTGCTGCCCTCAAAGGTCAATTATCAGATGATGATCGTAAGCGCGCCGAACTGCAATTAGCGTTGCTCAATGGCAACGTCGATGAAGCCGATAAGCTGACAAAGCAAATCTTGATGGCTCAAGATGCAACTGGCAATCTATATAAGTATTTCATGCAGACTCCAGATGCCAAGAATCCTTTTGGCTATCTCGACCAATGGATCAAGGATTTTCAAACCAAGTTAAACGCATTGCAATTCCCTTTGCCTACAGGTTCAACAAATTACACTCCAGCAGGATTATCTCCAGACCTAGCGGCTATCGGTGTTGTGGCAGGTTACGGCGCAGGTGTGCCTATGACTGTGGCTAACCAAGCTTCTACGACTCTCGGTAATGGTTCATACGGTATGCAGACAGTCCCAACCGTGGGTGGCGATGGCTCATCAACACAGCCAGTCATTAACAACTATTTCGGCGGTTCAGTCGTATCAGACCAGAAGCTTCTCGACCTTGTAATGAACGGCACTCAGCTTGCCAGCCTTTCAGGATCACCAAGCCAAATCGGTAGAATCGCAGGTATGTTCGGGTGACATTACCAGCACAGATAGCCGTATCTTTCGACTATTCGAACGGTGCAACTTTTGGTTATCAAGGTTTCGTTATTGGTGACCCTAAATACGGAATCTTGGGAACAAACACCCTCGGTACGTCTACGCTGCCCGAACCAATCATTGACCTTACGCCTAACGTCTATCACATCAGCATTACTCGCGGTCGCAATATCCAACGAGACACATACGAGGCTGGAACGGCCGTTATACGCGTTCTAGACCCGCTTTCATACTTTAACCCTCAGAACACGGCATCGCCTTACTACGGCTATCTAGCACCCCTTAGAAAGATACGCGTATCGGCTACCACGGCGACGACTCAGAAGTATCTTTTCTCTGGCTACATCACAGACTATAAGTACACCTATCCAGTCAATCAAGATACTGGTTATGTCGATATTTCATGCACCGATGCTTTCCGTCTATTCACAATGGCTAATATCTCGACCGTGGCTTCTGCACCAGCAGGGCAGACAACTTCTGGACGCGTCTCTGCAATCTTGGATCAAGTTTCTTTCCCTGCTTCAATGCGTACTATCTCAACTGGGCTCAATACCTGCATCGCCGACCCCGGCACTAACCGCACAGCTCTACAAGCTCTCAAAAACGCAGAAGTATCCGAGACTGGCGCGTTTTACATGAACGGTTCTGGCACAGCAATATTTAAGAACCGCACAGACGTGATGAACTCATTGTCTAAGACTCCCGTAGCCTTTAACCAGACTGGCGGTATTCCTTACCGCAATCTCATCTTTGCCTTCGATGATAAACTCATCATTAACCAAGCCAATTTTGCCCGTGTTGGTGGTTCAGTCCAAACCGCATATAACCAAGCCTCGATAGACAAATATTTTCCTCATAGCATTACCCAGACAGACCTTGTAGCTGAGACAGATTCTTTGGTCTCTAATATCGCTCTGGAATATGTCGCTACCCGTGCGGCAACTTCTATCCGCATCGACGAGATGGTTGTCGATTTACTTGATCCATCAGTACCAACCGACACAATGATTGCTTTGGATTACTTCGATAATCTGCTGATTACTAATATCCAGCCAGACGGTTCAACCATTGTGAAGAACCTGCAATATCAAGGCATTAACTGGGATATCACCCCAAATAAGATGATGGCAACTATTACAACGCTTGAGCCAATAGCCGATGGCTTCATCGTTGGAAGCTCGTATTACGGTATAATCGGCACCAACACATTGAGTTATTAGGAGCATCATGGCATCAGGACTACCAGCAGCAACAGGCGACGTACTTACCGCCTCTACAGTCAATGGACTTGTAACTTTTACAATTAACGCTGACGCGACTACTGACTACACAGCAGTATTGACAGACGCTTATCAGGTTCTCCAACCAATGAATAAGGCGACAGCAATCGCCTTCAAGATTCCTACCAACGCTTCTGTAGCGTTTGCAATAGGCACAGCAATTACGATTCTTAACAAAGGTGCTGGTACTTGCACAATTAGCGCAGTTACTTCAGGAACTACGACAGTTCTTTCAGCTGGCGCAACAGCAGCTTCTCCAACTTTGGCACAATACAAAACAGCAGTTTGCATTAAGACTGCTACAGATACATGGTATGTCGCAGGAGCTATTGCTTAATGATTGGCGCAATTACAGCTGGTCTTTTTAATGCACCTTATGTAGCACCCGCTGATCCTTTTAGCGGGGGAACTTTATATACGTCAGGTTCGTACCGTTATAGAGTTTTTACATCAAGTGGAGTTTTAACTTGTAATACGGCAACTACAACAACAATTTTGGTAGTTGCTGGTGGTGGCTCTGGTGGTGGTTCGTATTCTGGTGGCGGTGGTGGTGCAGGTGGTGTTTTGGCATTTGCTTCTCAAGCATTAACTACTACAACGTATTCAATAACTGTTGGCGGCGGTGGTGCTGGTGCTTCATGGGGCTTAAATCAAAATAACATAAATAGTGGTTCTAATTCGCAATTTCCTTCACTTACAGCAGCAGTCGGCGGTGGTGCTGGTGGTGTTGTAACAACTTACGTCAATGGAAAAGCCGGCGGTTCCGGCGGTGGTGCTGGTGGTGAACCTTCTAGCACAGGTGGATCAGCAACTTCTGGACAAGGTTTTGCTGGTGGCGGTGGAAGCAACTCTGGTTCTAATGGTCTTGGCGGCGGCGGTGGTGGAGCCGGGCAAATAGGATTTAGCAGCGCAGGTACAACAGCTGGCACAGGTGGCGCTGGTGTAAATACCGTCACAAACTGGGGTTCTTTATCTGATTTTCTTACAGTTGCTTCTATGGGAGTAAGTGGATATATAGCAGGCGGCGGCGGTGGTGGAGCAGAAACAGGAAATTATTCGGCAGGTGGTGCAGGTGGTGGTGGTGCAGGGTCAAAAAGTTCTACAGCAACTTCTGCAACAATAAATACTGGATCGGGCGGCGGTGGTGCAGGTGGTTCAAGCCCGACAACTGGTGGTTCGGGTGCTTCTGGATTCGTAGTGGTTAGGTATTCTTTATGAGTCATTGGGCAGAATTAGATTCAAATAATATAGTAATTCGCGTTCTTGTTGGAGACAATAACGAGCCAGACGAAGGTCAGGCATTTATGGAATCTCTTGGTGGCATTTGGGTAAAAACTTCCTACAATGGCAAGATTCGCTATAACTATGCTGGAATTGGTTACACATACGACCCAATAGATGATGCTTTTATTGCTCCAATGCCTGAATGTGGGCATGAATCATTATTGCTCAATGCTCAAAAGCGTTGGGAATGTGCAGAATGTGAGGCGTTGCGTGACAAGTCCATGGCTCTGTAAAGCTGGCGTCACTCTACGTCAGGCGATAAATGATACTTACCCAGACCGCGATAAACGCTCCGACGGGTGGATTGGCGACGCACGTCATCAGGCAAGCGTTTCTGACCACAATCCTGATCCAAAAGCTAACAATGTCGTCAGAGCCGTTGATATCGACGCGGATTTATCTGGCACAAGCAAGCCCGACTTCGCAGGCAGTCTTGCAAATCAGATTCGAATCTGCGGACAGACTGATGGACGATTGTCGTATGTCATATTTCGAGGACACATCGCGTCGCCTAAAAAGAATTGGGCTTGGCGTCCTTATGTGGGGGTTGATAACCATAACAGCCACCTACATATCAGCTTTACTCCAAAGGGCGACAACGATGGCAAGCCGTTTGCTATCCCTATGCTGGAAGGTAAATAAATGAATATAAAAAACCCTTATGTAATGTCAGTTGGCGCGTTCTTGGCAGTATGGGGAACAACCTCAAATTTTGCTCTTGATTACCGCGCTATCCTTGGTTCAATCGTTGCCGGCGTCTTTGGTTACGCCTCGCCTAAAAAGTGAGCGCGGCTGATTATGCTGCTTGGATTGTGGCTGTTATCGCTGTGCTTGGTGGTATGGCTTCATACACACAATTCATGATTAAGCATT